TCGCTCACTTGGTGAGTCCTTCCCAAGCGATAAGCTCAATGAAATTCGTCAGGAACTTATGGATGACGCTGTGGCTGATGGCGCTCTTAAGCTTCTCCAGACCCAGATTGAACAAGAGATTGCTGAACTTACAGGCACCATGCCTAACCCAGAAACTGGAGGCAAGCCAGGCGCACCTCTAACAGAGGGTGCAATGGCAGGTGCTCCAGCACTACTACCAGGAACGATAGACGAGGCTCTGATGGCCGCCGATATGGGCGAAGCAGACCTACGCAATAAACTGGTAACAGAAGCTTATGGCACGGTCCTCCCACAGAGGCGCGTACCAGAAGAGTACGAAAAATAAAGGTTTACCCTGACATTTTTTGTATTAACAAAGACAATAGATACAACGTTTGGTCATATGTGTTACGCCAGTAATGGCATTCGGAAAACGACCCCTAGGAGAAAAAGGAATCTTGTATGGAAACAGCAGGACTAAATGCAGAGGCTTTTGCAGCTGAAGCAGGAACCGTTCCAGTCGTAGCTGAGTCGTCAGGCAACTCTGTTGTCGCTGACGCACCTACTACTAAGGCGACTTCCAAATTTTATACGGAAGAAGACCTGGTTAAAGTTCGTAGCCAGGAAAAAGAAAAACTCTATCCTCAGATTGATAAGCTGAAGGAAGAACTAGATGGCATTAAAAAAGAGCGTGAAGCAGAACTTGCTGCACGTGCTGCAGAAGCAGAAGCTAAGGCTAAGCAACAGCAGGAAGCTCTTGAGAATGACATGGATGTTCGCTCTTTACTTAAGACTAAGGAAGCAGAGTGGCAGGAGCAGTTGGAGCGTGAGCGTCAAGAACGTGAACGTGCCTTCGCTCTTCTGGAACGCGAAAGAACTTTTGCTGACCTGCAGAACTACCGTTCACAACGTGTAGAAGCAGAACGCGAAAACATTATCCCAGAACTTGTAGACCTAATTAGCGGCAATACCCGCGAAGAAGTAGAAGCAAGTATTGAGGGTTTGAAAGAACGTTCAAACAAGATTCTTGAATCGGCGCAGTTTGCAATGCAAAATGCCCGCAAAGAAATGACGGGGACAAGGGTAACCACGCCCCCGCTCGGACCAATGGACGACAATTCGGAGCAACGTGCGTTAACGGCTGAAGATATTCAGTCAATGTCGATGAATGATTATGCAAAATACAGAGAACGTATCATGAGCGCTACTGCTCGCGGTAAGTCTCGCGGCTTGTTCGGGTAAATCCCACAATCCCAAATCCAACCTACAAGGAGTAAACAACTAAAATGGCATCTGGTATTACGGGTACTGGCAATTTAGCCGCAGCCCCAACAGCGTACTCAGGTACAAACACACAGTTGACTCAAGCGATTCAGACAATCTGGTCAAAGGAAATCCTTTTCCAGGCTATGCCTATCCTTCGCTTCGAGCAGTTCGCAGTCAAGAAGACTGAACTTGGTGTTGCACCTGGTCTACAGATTAACTTCATGCGTTACAACAACCTCGGCTTTGCTAACGCACTTGTCGAAGGTGTTCGTATGCAGACAAATGCGCTTACAGCACAGCAGTTCTCAATCACAGTAACAGAGCATGGTTATGCTCTTGCTGTATCTGAGCTTCTTCTTAACGCATCATTCGATGACGTAATGGCATCTGCTTCACGTCTTCTTGGTCGTAACATGGCTATCTACCTAGACCAGCTATCACGCGACACACTTTACGCAGCGACTTCAACCATCTACGGTGAAGACCGCTCTAACCTCTCAGCAGTAAACAACTGGTATGCATATGGCACAAAGGGTACAAACCGTGCAAGCATGACAGGTAACTTCCTCCTAACACCACATACTGTTAAGGATGTTGTTGAGACCCTAGCAACAAAGAACATTCCTCGCCTTGGTGAGACCTATGTTGCGTTTATCCACCCACACCAGAGCCGTCAGCTTCGTGATAACCCAGAGTTTATCGAAGTAACTAAGTACGCTGCTCCTGGTAACTTCATGCTCGGTGAAGTTGGTCGTTTGTACGACTGCGTATTCATCGAAACAACACAGGTACGTAAGGTAGCTGGTGGTGCAGGAACTTCTTACACCGCTGACTCAGCAGTTGCTAACCCAACTGTTACACCTGGTGGAGGTTACATCACTCCAGCACAGTTCACAGGTAATGGTGGTTCAGACCGCTATGACGCTATCTTCATTGGAGATAACGCATTCGGACACGCAATCTCTCTACCAGTTGAACTTCGTGACGGTGGTATTCTTGACTTCGGTCGTGAGCACGCACTTGCTTGGTACTCAATCTTCGGTCTTGGTCTTATTACTGACCAGTCTGTTGTTATTGCAGAAACCAACTAATCCACAGACCTGGGTACGTCTAAAAACTGCCCACTCAACAGATACTAATTAGGAGAATACACATGGCAAGACAAGTAAAACCATCAGACGTTACAGGTCGCGCACGCGAGAAGCAGATTGCTGAAAACGCAGAAATCATGCAGGAACGTGCCCAGTCAATGTCTATGGCATCCGCTGAAGCCCAATATAAACTTGAAGAAGTTGTAGACGCTACTATTCCAAATAGAGCAACTGTGATTGAGGATTCTGTAACTGTAGTCGCTAATAAAGAAGAAGACTCAGTTGTAATCCGTGTCGTAGAAGACATCGAGAACATGACTCTAGGAGTAGGAAACTTCTATAGCTTTAAGGCTGGACAGAAGTACAAAGTGTCCAAGCACGTAGCTCAACACCTACAGGAAAAGGGCTACCTCGCTGGAGTTATCTAGCATTTAATGGGCGAATCAGCGGGCACACTTAGGTTTGCCCGCTTTTTCGTTACTATAGTTAGGAGTAGTTAGTGGCCCTGTTGTCGGACCTAATCTCTAGAACTCGTCTTGAGTTGGGTGACCAGCCAAAGGAGTTCCAGTTTGTCACAACTAGTGACGGAACTACTACTGCCTTCTATTTAAATAATAAGCCTGTAGACCCTTTCACTCTTTTAGTACGAGTCTCTCAAGCGTTTGTTCCAGCCCCTACTGGCTATAAGCTAGAGGTTGATACTGGAATTGTTAGATTTTTAAACCCAATTTCTGCGGGTGAAGTGCTTACTGTTAATGGCACGGCCTACCGCTACTTTTCGGATGCTGACATCACACGCTTTATTAATACAGCTATTGAACAGCATACATACGAAAGAACAGATGCCTACGGTAGTAGAGTAACTATGGCAACTCTGCCTGCTGTAGAAGAGTACCCAATTGCTATCCTAGCTACTATTGAAGCCCTCTGGGTTTTAGCTACAGATGCAGCATTTGATATTAATATTACCGCTCCAGATGGTGTAGTAATCCCACGAAGCGAACGCTACGCTCAATTGACAGGGATGATTGCACAGCGTCAAGAGCAATACCGCTCTCTATGTGCTCAGTTAAATATAGGCCTATGGCGTATTCAGGTTGGTAACCTACGTCGTGCATCTAAGCGCACTAATAAGCTTGTTCCTATCTACATGCCACAAGAGTTTGATGACGGCCGCAAGCCAGAGCGCGTGTATATACAGAACGACATGATTGGTCGACAGACCTTCCCATCCACAATCCAGGTGCAAGATTTAGTTATGAACCAGGGCGATAGCTATTCACAGGACTTTATCCTAGGAGCCCCTGTTACTAATTTAGAGTTCTCAGCAGAGATTAGAACTTACCCAAATTCACCTACTCGGTGGGTAGCCTTCGATGTTACAATTGTGGACGTTCAGACTGGACGTATTAGAATTTCGCTACCACAACAGGACACACGCTATCTACCAGTCAGAGGTTTTTGGGACCTACAAGCCACATCATCAGTGGATAACAATTTCCAAAGAACCTTCTTAAGAGGACAGACATTCGTGACCCAGCAAGTGACAACGGTGGAGTGATATGCCAGACATTATTATAGTTCCGCCAGATAACGGTAACTGGTATCCACAACCTACAGGTCCCACAGGAATTCTCGGCGGCCCCACAGGCCCAACTGGCCCTACTGGTCCGACAGGTCCTCAAGGAGATTACTCTCGCTACCTAGGTCTTTATGACACATTAGCGGACCTTCAAGCTGCAAATCCAAGTCCAGTTCCTACTAACTGGGCCTTTGTTCGCATTACAGGAAACGCCACACAGTTACGTTTATACCGTCGCAGTAACAACGCTTGGGTATTTGATACTCTAAATATTCCTGCAGGTGCGACTGGTGCAACAGGTCCAACAGGTCGTACAGGAGCAACTGGTCCACAGGGTAACCAAGGAAACGCGGGACCTACTGGTGCTACTGGTGCTCAAGGTGTTTCTGGTTTAGCTGGTGCAACTGGCCCTACTGGTGCACCTGGTCAAGGTTTAAATCTTCTTGGAGAGTACGAGACACTTGCTGCATTACAGGCTGCACGACCAACAGGTGTGGCTGGCGAAGCTTGGTTACTTGCTAACGGCAATTTAATTATTTGGGATACCGTAACTTCCGCATGGAAGAACGTCGGTAACCTAGAGGGACCAACGGGTCCTTCAGGAATCGCGGGTCCAACAGGAGCAACAGGTCCTCGAGGTACACAAGGTTTCCAAGGTTCTCAAGGACCACAGGGCGACACTGGTCCAACTGGACCAACAGGTCCAACAGGTTTTGCGGGACCACAAGGACCTACTGGTGCTCAAGGTGAACGAGGTTTCTCTGGTCTTCAAGGTAACGTCGGTCCAACGGGTGCTACTGGAGCTACAGGTGCTACGGGTGCGGTTGGTCAAGGCTTTGCTGGAATCACCTCAGTAACCCCAATTACGTTAAGCACTGGTCTTAAGACATTTACTCTTAGCGTAGCTAATCACCCATTCATTGTTAACTCTATTGTTAGAGCTGTAGCAAACAACAACGTCTTTATCGATGGAAATGTCACAGCCGTAAATGGCTCTCAGATAACTCTAGATGTAAACTTCTTCCAAGGCGTAGGCGGAGAAATCTTTAGCTCTTGGCAGTTTACTATTGCTGGTGAGCCAGGATTTACAGGAGCACAAGGTCCTACAGGACCTACTGGTGCCACAGGAGCCGCCTCTACAGTCCCAGGTCCAACAGGTCCACAAGGTATATCTGGTGGTATTGACTTATCCGTTACTCGTAGCGGAAGTGCCTATTTAATTAATGGGTTATCAAATCCAACTATTACTGTAATCCGTGGTCTTCGTTACCGTATTGATATCAGTACTCCTGGTTATACATTTAGAGTACAAACCACAGCTGGTGCCTACAATTCAGGTGCACAGTACACAACAGGATTTAGTACTAACTTTGCTGCTGGCGTAGCAAGCGGAACAGTATTCTGGGATGTACCGTTCACTGGTCCTGCAACACTTTATTTTGTAGCAGAAGAAGACTCTTCGCTTAACGGTTCATTCACACTAACTGCAGCAGGTCCAGTAGGAGCAACGGGTCCTACAGGAGCAACAGGTGCGGCTAGCACAGTAGCGGGACCTACTGGTCCGCAAGGTAACATCGGACCAACGGGTGCTACAGGTGCACAAGGTATTCAAGGTATCACTGGTGCTATTGGTGCACCTGGTCCACAAGGTGCTACAGGACCTCAGGGCCCACAGGGTGTCGCTGGTGCAACAGGTCTTCCTGGTGCAGCAGGTGCCGTTGGTGCAACTGGTGCCACAGGCGCAACTGGTGCCATCGGTCCTGCTGGTGCATCTATCTATGTTCTTGGAACTTATAACTCACTCGCAGAACTTCAAGCTGCCCAACCTGTTGGTGCAACTGGTGATGGTTACTTAATCAATGGTGTCCTATTTGTATGGGGCGGTTCTCAATGGATTAGCGCTGGCGCTATTCAAGGGCCAACTGGTGCAACTGGTGTACAAGGACCGCAAGGTTTACTAGGACCAACTGGTGCACAAGGCGATACTGGTCCACAAGGTATTCAAGGTGTTGTTGGCCCAATCGGTCCAACAGGTAACACTGGTCCAGTATCAACTACACCAGGTCCAACAGGACCTCAAGGTAACCTTGGACCAACTGGTCCGCAAGGTCCTCTTGGACCAACAGGTCCACAAGGACGCGGATTAAACATCCTTAATGCCTTTACTACATTTTCTGAACTACAGGCGGCTGTTCCGTCTCCAGTAACTGGTGACCCATACCTAGTAGCTGGAAACCTATTTATCTGGGATGGTGACCAGTGGATTAATGCTGGTCAGGTACAAGGACCAACAGGTGCAACTGGTGTTGCTGGTCCTACGGGTGCCACTGGTATACAAGGTCTTTCTATAACTGGTCCAACTGGAGCAACTGGTGCTACTGGTCCACAGCCATTTACTATCGTTGGAACTTGGCAACAAGGTATTGTCTATCAACCTGGTCAAGCAGTTTTCTACGACACACCTACTCTTAAAGGTACATACGTCCGTAGAAACAACGCATCTACTGCAGGAATAACACCTCCAGAAGACCCAGCAAACTGGTTAGTAGTTGTTGCTGCTGCAATTGGTAATACTGGACCAACGGGCCCTACAGGTTTACAAGGTATTCAGGGTATTCAAGGCATAACTGGACCTACTGGTTCAACTGGTCCTACAGGAAACCAAGGTTTACTAGGTCCAACAGGCCCTACAGGCACTACACTATTGAACGTAGATGGTGGCGGCCCTGCAACTAATTATGGCGGAGTTATAACCATCAACGGAGGAGACGTGAGCGGTAACTAATGGCAATTAAATTACAATTACGTCGTGGTACGGCGTCTGAGTGGTCAACAACTAACCCCCTTCTTTCAGAAGGTGAACTAGGTCTTGAACTCGACACTGGAAAATTTAAAGTTGGTAATGGTACACAAAACTGGAATGCGCTAGTATATGCCTCAGGTATTCAAGGACCTACAGGTCCTGCGGGTGCCGCTGGTGCAGCAGGTCCATCTGGCGCTAATGGCGCCGCAGGTGCTCCTGGTCCAACAGGTGAACGTGGTCCAACAGGTATTCAAGGACCTGCTGGAGATGGTGGAGTAGGACAACTACTTCTTAACGATGCACTGCTACAGACTGGAATTTATTTCCCAGTCGGAGCAGTAACTAACTTTACGACAGTGGTACAAACCGTGATACCACCGATTACGTTGATATAGGAAGGTAAATGAATGGCACGCAATATTGCGCCTGAGTATTACGAGTGGAACCCGACCACTAAAACAATCACCATTGACCGCTACATCAAGCGTATCCACATGTTCCTTATTGTTAACTCCTCACGCAATAAGATTCTATTTAACTTTAGTGACCCTGCTACAACACTTACTGTTAGCTACCTATACCCTGATTACAGCATTGCTAATCCAGGGGGAGAAACCGCTTACCGAACAGTAATCCAGCTCAACCCTTCAGTTGATACAACAGGCATGTTGTCAACAGACACCCTACAGATTGTTGTAGATGATGAGAACCAGAAGATTACATTTGATGACACATTTATTGATGGAGCTCAGAAGCTTCGTACCTCAGAGCCTCAGTCACTTATGGATACTGACTTTGAATACTCAGTACAGCCATCTAAGTGGGAAGGCCTTTTCTTAGCCAACGGCTACCCATCATTCTTCCCTAAAGCCTCTGGCGGTAACTCTTTCGACGTTGTTTCAATTATTGGAAATGGCGTACGCCCACGTTCAGCAATGACAGTAACAACCGCTCTTCCTCACGGTCTAGTCCCAGGTCAGATTGTTTCTGTACAGGAAACTCTTAACTACCTTGCAGAAGGAACTGCTCTAGTAACCTCTGCACCAACAACAACTACTTTTACCTATACAGCTCGTGGAGCAGTATCTGGCGACGTATCCTCTGGAACGCTTACAACAGTATATGGTGGAGATATCTTTGACGGCGCTCACATCCCTGGCGGTAACTTCCCAATTGGTGGAACTAACACACTTAACCGTTGGAGAGCGACTGTAGATGGCGGAGCACCAATATCAACTGTAACAGCCATCTTTGACCAACCACACGGCATCTATCCAGGAAACCTTATTGTAGTTTCTGGTACTAACAGCTTTGATGGTAACTGGCAGGTAACTAAGGTTCCTACTCAGACAACTCTAGAATTTGCTTTAGACCGTCAACAGTCTGCTGTATCGGTTCCTACAACTGCTCTTATCTTTGCAAAGGGCGATGGTTATATCGTCCAGCGTCCTTATGATGGCGGTGTTTCACTATCAACTGCTACTAACTCAATGGGCTCTACTACCATTCGTCAGACCCGTCGCTACTTCCGTTACCAGTCAGGTAAGGGAATGCAGTTCTCAACAGGTGCTCAGCTAACTCCTGTGTACGATGTAGAGCAACTATTTATTAACGGTGGTTCTATTGGAACTAACATTGTTACCGTAAAGACTGTACAAGACCACGGTATGCAGGCAGGTGTTACTGTAGACGTTGAAGGCGTCGTAACACGCTTTGGATATAACCCATTCAATGGAAATGACTTTATTGTTAAAAGAGTTATTGACGTAAACACTTTTGAATATGAAGTAGTCCTTAATCAAGCACTCCCTCTTGTAGACCAGAACCCAGGTGGAACTAACGTATACGTCCACGCACGTAAGTGGTTTGGTGCTGTTACACGTACTGGTATGTTTGATGACCAGAATGGTTTCTACTTTGAGTACGACGGTCAGAAGATGTTCTGCGTACGTCGTCACTCTGAGAAAGAGGGCATTGGTCGCGTAAACGTAATAAAGAACTCTAGCTTCGTGACTGGTCTAAATACACAGTTCCGTAAGCAGCTAGTTGTTGGTCAAGCTATTGTTATCAAGGGCTCTTCTTACAAAGTAATTGCTATCAATAGCGCTACATCTCTTAACATCTCTCCCGCTTACCGCGGTGCCACAGGTAACCGTACTCGCTACCTAATCACGCAAAGTGACCGATTCCCTCAAAATGAATGGAACGTTGATAAGTTTGATGGAGAAGGCCCATCTGGTTATAAGATGGACGTAGGTCGTATGCAGATGGTTTACATCGACTACACATGGTACGGTGCAGGAACCATTAGATTTGGTATGCGAGGTCCTGATGGAAAGATTTTCTTCTGTCACAGAATTCCAATGAACAACGTTAACAATAGCGCGTACCAGCGCTCAGGTAACTTGCCTGCTCGTTACGAAGTATCTAATGACCCATCTATCTTTACAAAGATGGTAGCTGGACCTTCAGGAAACTTAGGCTCTCAGCTAGGTGCAGACGATACCGTTATGTACGTAGAAGATGGTCGTAACTTCCCACCTTCAGGATTCCTATACGTTCGTGATGCTGTTAACTGTGAAATTATGCGCTACTCATCTATTGGTGCATTTGACCCAGTTAAGCGTGGATACCCAGTCACGATTGCTCAGCGTCGTGCGTCTATTACAAACGTATACCCTGACACACCGTTTACCTTTAGTGGAACAACAACACCTGTAGCGTTTACACCAGACTCATCTATTACAGGTGTTGGTAACGATGCTCAGGTAGCAGTTCAGTCAATCACTCAGAACTGTGCACCTATCATTAGCCACTGGGGTTCATCGGTCATCATGGATGGTCGCTTCGACAACGACGAGAACTTCATCTTCACTGGTGGTATGACAAAGCTCCTACCCGTAGCTGCTGGTGTTACTCGTCCGCTTCTAGCCCTTCGTCTAGCCCCATCTGTAGATAACGGTATTGCTCGTAACTTCGGTATCCGCGAGTTAACTAACCGTATGCAGTTGCAGCTAAACTCTATTGGAGTTACAACAAACGGACAGTTCCGTATTGATGCGATTCTTAATCCTAACCAAATCTTCTATAACACCTACGCGCCTGCAACTCTGGCGGCTACTCGTACCGCTACAGGTTCCTCAGGAAGCATCGTGCTCACTGTTACAGACGCCGCTGGTACTAACGGTATTGTCCCAGGCATGATTGTTACAGGTGGAAATATTGGTGTTGGCGCTCAGGTAGCAACTGTTACAGCTAACATTGTTACCCTATCTGTGCCACATATTGGAACTGTATCAGGCGGTATCGTTTTCACCCCTCGTACTGGCTACGTCGGTTTGCCTGATGACTGGGGACGTGACCTAGTTGGTTCTGGTTCTTTGGCTCAGATTATCTACTTTGATAATACTGGCCCAGGCGCTGGTGGTGCCCAAGCTGCTTCTGGCCGTATTGCAGGCGGTGACTCCGTTGCCTCTTTCTACTCAGAAAATGGCGGTGGTGCTTCAAACTACAACGTCTCTAACTACGACCTTAGCTCTACCCGAGACCTAGGTAACTCCATTATCAGCGGCGACGGCAACGTCTCCAGCCCTAGCTACCCTAATGGACCAGATATTATCGTCCTTACAGCTACTAATATTGGAACTGCATCAGGAAATATCTCGGCTCGTATCTCATGGGTTGAGGCTCAGGCATAATGTCTATGGTTTACGGTGACCCTATATTTAAAAACGATATACTTTTAATAACCTCGGAAGGTAGGTAAAAACCCATGCCAGACTATACATCGCTTAGTACGCAGATTGATGCGGTTAAGTCAGAGATTACTTCTAGCCTAAACGCTAGTACGTATACTGCTCAAGACCTAATCTATGTTGCTAAGGCACTTGAAACTATGGGCACCCTTCTGGGCGTCAATGACATCGTTGCTGCAACCGCTGACCGCGTAACAGCAATCACAACCGCTGGTACAACACAGGTAACTGCTGTTAACACAGCTGGCTCTACACAGGTTTCTGCAGTCAACACTGCGGGAAATACTAAGGTCGCTGCAATCGCTGCAGAGGCTGCTAACCTAACCGTACTAGCGTATATAGGAGTACTCGACTAATGCCTACAACAGTAACACGTTTTAGAGCACTTACTGCTGGAACCACGGATGCTTCTGCGTATGCGGTTCCTGCAAGTAACACTGCAATCATCACCAATGTTGTTCTTGCTAATAAGACTGCAGCAACCCGCACCGTAACAGTAACAACTGGTGGTTTCGCGTTTTGCTCAGGTCTACAGGTGCCTGCAAATGGCACAGTAAATTTTGATGCCCGCGTAGTTTTGAACGCCACTGAGACCATTGCCGTCACTGCAGACGTTGCTTCTGCTGTAGACGTTTTGATTTCAGGCGTATTGATTTCTTAATAATAGGA